ATAGCCTGTTTCATTGCTGATATTGGCGAAACAACTTCCGCTTCACGCTTATTATCGCCGAGAACTGCAAGAAATTCACCGTAATTTGCAGGTACATATGTGCCTGTAGCAAGTTTGGGAATTTGCGGATACGAAATAGTCGGAACCCACGAAAAAGGTGTTAAATTTGCGACCTTGAAATCTCTTAGTTTTGTAATAATATTATTGAGCGATACAATCGGATTCGAAATAACACTGTTAATACCCGAAATAAGATTATTAAGGCTGTTTTTGAACACACTTTCAACTGATTTTTTAATATTTTCGACACCGGAATGGTCTGAAAAGATATTTTTAACTTTTGTCCAAGCATCTCCGAATGTACTCTTAAAGAAATCACTTACACTCGAAAAAACGCCCTGAATTTTGGTCCATATATTCTCAAAATGTCTTATCGTTTTCTTTTCGTCGAATGCGCCGATAAATGCTTTTTGACCGTTTGAACCTTTTTCTGTAAGTGTAGTGTTAAGTGATGTATCGTTTTCAATTGTTGTGTTTGCTGTTCCGATGAGCTCTCCTGTTGTAGTTTCAACTTTCGAGCCCATTTTTTGATTTTTTTCACAACAAGTTACGAAGCCGTCTGACATACCGTTTGCAAGACTTTCACCGATTTGCTCGCCTGCTGCGGTAGCTTTTTCATTCATGTCATTGTCTTTATGCTCGATGTTCTTTCGATTTTTGACTACTTTTTCATTATCATATAATGTTCCGTATACATTCTCTTCGTAATCTTTACCGCCAACATCAATCAAATGCATTTTGTACAGATTTTCTACTGTATCGCCTAAATCTACTCTTATACCAAACAGAAGAGAAATATACGAAAGCACAGGTTTGATTTTTGAAATAAGCCAAGCCAATGCTTTATGAAATGCCGTTAAGACAACATAACTAACCTTTGAAAATATACCGTCCCAATCAATGTTGTTACCCAACACCTCAAGTGCTTTATCAATTTTACCCACATCAAGTTTCCCGATAAATCCAACGAGCATATCAAGAATACCGTTGACAATTACATTAAGCATTTTTCCTGTTTCTGCCCACCAGCCTTCATCGTCAAGCCAATCGTTGACACCGTCTGCAATATCTGCACCGATCTGCAAGAAATTGTTACTTTCAGAAACCTTTTTAAATGCGTGGTAAATCATTGTTATTATTGCAAAAACAGCGTCTTTGACTAATTCTATAGCGTCCGTAATTGAGAAAGTATCAAGAAATCTGACAAGGCCCTCACCTAACACATCACCGATATACGACCATACATTTTCGCCTGTGTCGGGGTCAGTGTAAGTAAATAATTCTATACCCGCTTGTACTATACCGTTGATTACTTCCGCTATAGTATCGGGAATTTTAGAGCCTTCACCCTCGTCCGTGAGCTTCAGTCCGCTAAAATAAGCGAGCAAAGATTCCGCAATTGATGAACCGAGTTGTTTCCAATCGAATGTAGAAGCAAAACCGTGAAGTGCGTCAAATATCGCATTAATTTTTTCCGCTGCTAATTCTCCGTAGACTACCGGGTCAAAATCTTCAAGAAAACCGTTGAACATTTCCGCTATTGCTTCGCCTAAATCTTCCCAATTAATGTTAGACAGCAGGGTAAGCAAAAATTTAAATGCCGTATTAAGTCCTTGCGCAATAGTTTCGCCGACAGTTTCCCATACAGTTTTGTTTTCAAGCGCACCGTTAATGAAATCGGCAATGCCATTTGCAATTTTTACCGCAGCTTCCTGTATGTCTTCCCACTTGATTTTTTGCAAAGTTTTTTTCAGCTTATTTGCGAGTACAAGCCCGACAAGTCGCCAATTGCCTGACTTTATACTTTGAACAAGTATTTTATCGAACTTGAAATCTTTTACAGGCTCTACGGTATCGGCAACAATATCTTTTAAAATACCCGCTGTGATAAGCGCCTGATTTACTTGGCCCTCAAAATCTGTATTGTCCTGCGTGGTATCACTCATAACATTAAGTTCATCAAAAGCGCTGATATTGTTCTGCAACTTTTCAACCGCACTTGATGTGTTATTAATGTTATCTGTAGCCGAATTTGCCGAATCGGAAAGGTCATTCATTCCGTCTGACAATGCGCCCGAACTCGCCGAAGAATTGCCGAATACGGCTGTTACTACGCTTTCAAACCACTGTGCAATTGACTGCAATCTGTCTAAAACTTCATTAAGCACAAGTAAAATAGGCGTAAAAATATTAATCAGCGCTTTGCCTATGGTTGAGAGTAATGTTTGCCAACGCAATTGTAATATTCGTGTTTGGTTTGCCCAACTGTTTTGCGTTCGGGCAAAGTCACCTGTTGCGTTATTGAGTTGGTCAAGCACAAAGTTATACCTAAGCGTTACCTTTTCAGCCTCGGTCATTTCAGATGTTGTCTTGCTCCAGCCGTTTGCCATTGCGTAATTGTCAAGTGCGTTCTGTGTCATTACAATGCCGAGGTCTTTTAGTGTTTCTGTTTCTCCGCTGAAAACAGATTTTAGCTTTGTGTATGCCTCGTCTTGCGTTATGTTGTAAAACGAGGCCACATCGCCTGTGAGAGCCGTTAATGCTGTTGACATATTAAATGCTTGCTGTTCCGTAAAGCCGAAAGCCTCTGCCATAGAGCCAAATGTACCGACATATCTTTTAGCCATAGTTTCGGATAAGCCGTAAGCATTTTGCGCCGATTTAGCAAAATTGTCTACGCTGTCGGTCATATGAGAGAATGTTACATCAACTACATTTTGCACCTCTGCAAGGTCAGAACCTAACTCCACACCTTCTTTGCCCCAATCAAACAGTTTGTACAAGCTAAAATACGAACCTAAGGTAATCAACAGATTTGATAATCCGCTACTTTGCTTTTCAAAGTCGCCGATAAACTGCTTAAGCGTGAACTTGCCGATTGTACTGAGTGCCGTACCTAATGCTTGCGATACCGTTTTGGCAGTATAAGTAACGACTTTAACAATCGTTTTTACAACTGCAATAATCGCTTTCTTGATTTGCTCTGCAATCTTTTTAGCAACTTGTACAAGTTTTTCTAATGCTTTAATGCCTATCTTAATGCCTGCTTCAATCAATGACCCGGAACTTGCCACATCTTGTGCCATACTCTCTATGCTTGAGCCGACATTTTCCGTAGTGTCTGACAGGCATTCGGATACTGAATCAACAGACCCTTTGACAGATTCCGTAGACTGCGCAGTTGCTTGCTGTACATCTTGTGCAGATTTATTCGCATTTTCTTCAACCTTGCTTTCAGCCTCTTTTGCAGCTTGCTCAACAACTTTAGTCGTTTCTTTTGCCGAATTTTGCGTTTGTACGGCACTGCGTTTTGCCGCCGAGGCTTCACGCTTTTTGCCTCGCTCGGTTACACTTGCGGATTGTTCAGCCTGTGCCTTAGCTGTCTTACCAGTTCGCTTTGTGCTTGACTGTGCTTTCTTTTGAGCCGCCTCAATAGCTTTATTGATTCTTGCAATATCGCTGTTAAGACCGCTTGTGTCGATTTTGGTATTAAAAATCAAGCTACCGTCAACCGCCATGTAATCACACTCCTTTCTGTAAAATTAAAAGGGCACAGCAAAATGCGGTACCCTTGTGGTATAAAAACAGCGCACACCCGAAGATGTACGCTGTAATTAGCTTATTTAGTTGTTATGAGTTCTTTGCTTCAAGTTTCTTTTGTGTTATACCTGCAATCGCAAGCTGTTCGTATGCCTTAGGGGCTGACAGGCTGTCTGGAACAGGTATTCCGTATGTATCGCAAGTCAGTTTATCCATTTGAGCAATTTCAAGAGGTGTGCATCCTTTGTCTTTCATAATTGTACGCTGAATACGCAGATAATTAGCAACACCGTTAAGATACTTTACCGTATCCGGAGAAACAAATGCATTAACCGCTTCTTTTACTCTGAAATATGTTTCCTCGAGATTTTCAAACTGCTCCCATGCCTTGTCTGTATCAAGAATTTTGCAATGGTGGTTTGCCCCTCGTTCGGTCCATAAGTATAAATGGCTTGCTCGTTTCAACCACTCATCTTTAAGATGACTGGTCTTAAATTCTTTAAATTCTTCACCATCGAGATAAAAGTAATGCTTTCCCTCAACAAATTTACTTTTATTGCGGGAAAAATTGTTGCTGATATAACTTGTACTTGTTCCGTATGCCTCTGCAAGCATTGCAGTTGTAATAACTTTCTGTCCTTTGTATTCCATAGCTTTCATATCATTTAGTCCTTTCAATTCAAATGTTTTTGACACTTTCCTGCATAATCTTCATAGCGTAAGAAAAGCCGAGCAAAAAGCCAAGTTCCTCGTGTACAACAGCACCTTGAATCATACTGTCTTCTGCATCAAGGCTTTTACCGAGTTTTAAAAAATTTATAGCGTCCTCAAGTGCTGAATCGGACAATTTGTTAACCTCTTTTACAAGAGCATTATTCCGATAGTCTTCACCCATTACATAATTGCAATAGAGATTGTCCAAATTCTGATAATTCTGTTTAAAAACATTTGCCATAATAAAAAACTCCTATCATAATCATAATTTTAATTTGACAGAAGTTCCGCTAAATGATATAATGGATTTCAGATAGAGATACTTCTGTCGGTGATGAGTAATCCGTGTGTGAAATTGTGGGATTACTCATTTTCTTTTGTCAGTAATTCGGACACATCCTTGTCAAACGCTCTTGCAATCTTCTCAGCAGTCGCATAACTACAAGTTTTTCCGTTTCTAACTGCCGATAGTGTTGCTTTCGACACGCCAGTAACAGCACTCAACTTTTCGTTTGTTAATCTCTTTTTTGTCATTTCGACACGCATCAAAAGGTTATTAACACGAACATTTTTCATCATCTTTCCTCCTTTCGTTCTCGATAGGAACATAATAACATAATCTATTGGTATTGTCAAGAACATTTTACAAAAAGTCTTGATTTTTTGTTCTTCTCGCGATACAATTGATGTAAAGGAGGTAGATAAGTATGACAGTTGGTGAAAGAATAAGAAACCTACGAAAGGAAAGAAATATTACACAAGAACAATTGGCTCAAAAAATAGGAGTTAAGCGTGCTGTAATTTCAAAATACGAAAATGACTGTGTTAGTATAAATATAACTAATCTTGAAAAAATATCCTCTGTTTTAGGTGTCACACCTTCTTTTTTAATTGGTTATGATGAAAAAATGCTAAAACCTGAGATTTTCAACAATGATGAACTGTTTGAAATAAAAAACTCAGTTTGGGATTTATATAAACAAAATGAAAAATACAAAGATTCACCCGAATATAAAATCAATTACTTCTTTTCTCAGTTAAACGAACTTGGTAAGGATAAAGCAGTTGAAAGAATAGAGGAGTTAACTAAGATTAAAGATTATACAAAGTAAAAAAACACAAAACTTTAGCCACCCCGTTTTGGAGTGGCTTTTTCTATACAAGATTGTTTATAAAATCCTCCTCGGCGTCAAGTTCTGCTTGCTGTTCGGGAGAGAGCTTTTCCTTGATGTCAACAAGCTCTTTGTGCTCGTTGTAAAAATCACGCTCCCATTTTTCGAGCTTTTTGCCTTTGGCACGCTTGCCTCTTATGTTCATTACCTGCGAGAGCAAGCCGTCGCCTACCTCGCTGAAATAGCCGAGAAAAGTCCACCAATGCAAATAATCTTTTGACCTCGTTTCAAAGCCTGCAACCTTGTTAAGTGCTGGGAAAATAATGCTTTCGTCATAGTCCCAATCGAGTATTTTTATCGGTGCTTTTCGAGATTTAGGTACATTTCCGCCGTCAAGAAACCATACGGCTTTTTTCATAGCCTCTTCGGTATCTTGCGGTATTTCTTTATACAGACAGTTTAAACACACAACAAGTTTTTCATAGTCGCTTAGTTCCTTATCTGCGTAAGCCTCAAAAATCAAAAGAACAATACGAAAATCCGTATTGATTTCGTACTGCTCTCCGTCTACTTCAAGGCTTGTCGGAAGTAAACCTATCACTTTGTAAGCCTCTTTGCCTGATTTGTATATTTTTCAATATGCTTTGAACGATTTGCGACAGCGGTCTGAACATCGTTAAGAATAACGGGAACAACACAATTAAGGAAGTTCTCAAAAATCATACTGCCGTCGTCACAGATAGACAAGCAATTCACATTGCCGAAAGCGCTTTGACTTACGCCCTCGCCGAGAACATAGTCAATCTCTTTGCGAATATCCTTGTCAAAGTCGATAAACACATCAATATTAAGTTTGTCTTCGGACATAGCTTTGTATTTATCTGCGATTTTGCCTGTGCGTTCTACAAGATTTTTCAGTCTGTCAATAAGTCCGAAATCTGTTGTGTTAATCTTGATTACCGCATTTTCGTCATCATTGATTGCATATGTTTTCAGCGGTGTTTTAAAATTTAAACTCTGCATAGAATCACTCCTTATACAGTTTCGGTAAATGTCGGTACTCTGCTTGCAAGAGTGGCAGTACCCTGCTTTCTGTTGCCGTCAAATGTAACATTAAACGGAATGTTTACACCGCCCTGCGCACCGCCGTAGGACTGCGGCTTAACAATGCAGTCTTCAATCCAAGCATCATAAGGGCCTGTTTTCTTGTCAATGAGCACTTCAAGAATTTTCGTTTTGCAGTCGTCACCGGTAAGGCGGTTCATTGCAATGTCCTTAATTTTTGTATAAATACTGTCGCCTGTGTTTGCGTAATATGTACCTGCGTCAAGGGTAGGCTCGTAGCCGTTGTCATTTACAGAGGTTTCATCAAGAATGTTCTTTACTGTGCTTGTGTCCGGACTAAGCTCGACCGACATATCGTCAATGTCCTTGCCGATAAGATACCACTTTGGACTTTCGCCTGTGCCAAAGCTTGCGTCAATAAAATGTAAAAGGTAACTTCTCTTAAGTTTACCGATATCGGGTGTTGATGCTGCCATAATAATTCCTCACTTTCAATTTTCAATAGTGTATTGGGCGGTGATTTGCAATTGGTACTGCACACCGCCGTTGTTGTTTTCGTCAGGTATGCTGTAAAGCATTCCGTTTGAGCAAGTAAGTTTTTTAAGCTCACCGTATAAAATACTGTCGTCAACTTCAACTTCTATGTCGCCCTCTGCGTGCTGTTCAAGCCACATTTGCAGTTCAAGCAACATTCCGCTGTTTACAAGTCGGTCATAGTCGTTGAGCGACTGACAGGTAGCGTACAGGATAAAGGTGTGATTGCGTGTTTGATTTCCTAAAATGTCTTCGCTGACAAGCGTGTCGCCTGTCGGAGAAAGTCCAAAATCCTGTACTTTGTTTGTTGAATAATCAATGTGCACAAGCTCGCCGATTTTCGGAAACTCCTGCACAACGGACCTTACAAGTTCGATTATATTCATTTTGCATTACTCCCAAGTCTTCTTGCCGCCGCTTGCAGAATATCCCTTTTGCGGTCGGCTTTCATTCGCTCAAACCACATTTTGCCTGCAAGCGGGTGTTTATCTTTGCTGTAATGCAGCCGTCTGCCTGTCGGGTGCTTTTTCTTGCCCTTTGGACTTCGCCAACCGATTATAATGCCGTCACCGCTATAGCGTCCGAATACGATATGCTCAGTACCGTCTTTCTCTCGCACTATCGGAAAATTAGGTCCATATACCTTTCCATAATAAAGATACCTTGCATATGGTGTAACCTGCGTGATTTGACCGCTGCCTATTACCGTATGAATGGTTGCTGAGTTTTCGAGCACACCCATTTTAAACGGTGTGTAAGGTTTCATCAGCTTAATGCAGTCCTTGTCAATTTCTCGCTGGGCAAGCTCAAATCTGCTATTCATATCATTGCCAAAGCCTTTACTCCACTTGAGCGAAAGTGCGCCGTCAACATCCGACGGCTGATTAATATTAAAAAGCATATTATCACCTCGCTGATACCTTAATGTGCTGTAAATCCGCAGGGCCGTAAAGCAAACGGTCAATACTCATTACTGTGTGAATTTCGTATTTGTCACGCAAGGTTTTTAGGCTCTCTGATACGCTCCTGTCGCTTGAATTATCAAAGATGAAATTACACTCACCTTTTACAATGATATCTTGAGAGGGGCACAGGGGCGATATATCAGCGTTTAAAAGCAGACTGTCGCTCGGAAATAAAAAATTATTCGGAGCAAGAACAAGCGCATTTGACGGAATGTATATAACTATTCCGTCAGCGTTCTGCATTCCGCTTTTAAGCACATTAGCGGCTTTGCACTCCTGCCAATGGCAATGCGGAATAATAAGCCTGTCAAAGCCTTTGCCGTTAAATCTGTAAAGGGTCAGCATAGTATCCGTAAACATAATCAAACACCTCTGTACAAAAGGTCTGTGTCTGCAAGATACTTATATACTGCGGATTTAACACATCGTGTAAGTTGCTTTTTGCGTATTTCAACGCTTTCGTATGAGCGTGACACATCGCCAACCTTTTCGGAAGTTACCCCCTCGCTGTCGGCCATATTGTCGGCTTTATACATCAGCTCTGCGACCTCACAGCAACAAAGTTTCACAGGCTCGATTATATCCTTTGTATCGTCAATATTCGAGCCTGTGTAAGCATTAATAATAAGTGTAGCCTCTCTTGCGTAATAAGCAAAGGCGGAGATAATGACCGCCTTTCTGCCGCATAAATATTCGGTTTTGTAAAAGCTTTCGTCAGCGTAAGCGGTCATACTTCACACTCCTTTAAGACTTAACCGCTGTGTGACAGTAAATACCTGCGGTCTTGTTTTCGTACACATCTGCAATGCCTACCATTCTGTAACCGAACTTGTAACCGTCCGAGTCCTGATTTACCGACGGTTCAATTACCTTAGTGTCAAGGTGCTTAGTAAACTGGATAAGGGCAGGCTTATGAATAATCATAAAGTTGATGTTTGAGGCGGCAGTGGCTTTCTGATAGCCGCCCTTGGTCTTGCCGCTTGATGTGCCGTCAAGCTGTTCAATCGCTGTATAAAAGCGTGTCTGCGGCACTGTAACAATCTTTGCAAATCTGCTGAGAACCTCTCTTGACTTTGTTGTGTCCAAATCCTGCACAAGTCCGTAAAGAGTTGGTGTAATGTAAAGGTAACGCTGCTCGTACGGAACTTCGTCCTCGTCCATCTGAGTAGTACCTTCGCGGAGTGCTTCAATTACCGCCGCACCTGTGGTAAGGTTTGCAGGTGTGGCAGAGGTAATACCTGCGTGACTTGCGTATGCAGCAAAGCGAAATGCGTCAAGCTCCGGCACAACCTTGGTGCGGATAAATTCGCCCGAAAGTCTGCCGAACGCAACGCCTGCGGTTTCGATATTGTTCATTGTGTCCACATTGAACATTCTGCCTCGGTCAAAATTGCATTTTACGGTTTCGTTTGTGAGTGTAACATCACCGTTCACATAACCGCTGTTACGACTGTAATCCGCAAGACCGTCCATTGAAATCATCGGAATAATAAGCTCGTTTGAGTTTGCGCCCGCTGTTGCAAGATCAGTCGCACCGTCAAGCTCGCTTGTAAGTGCCGACTGCTTATAAACCTCATCGAGCAAGGCTGTGTAAGTTTTAAAAAGTGCAATAGAATTTGCCATAAAATTTCACCTCATCAATTATTTTTCGTCTGTACTAAGTCCCATTGCCGCTCTCATACTTGCAAGAGGGTTTGACTTAATACCTGCGTTTCCTGTATTCTTTACAGGATTTTGGAACGGTTCATCAGAACCGAACATATAGCCGTTTTCGGATTTCACGCTTTCAAGAGCCTTTGTAATGTCATCTGCCTGATTTTTTGATGTTTTAAGACTGTCAAGGTCAAGCAAAGCCTTAACCGCCGTTGCGTTTCTCGCACCGCTCTTTGAAATAGCGCCGTCAAGTACAGAGTTAAACTCCATATCGGCAATTTTTGTCTGATACTCGGTTTCTTTGTCTTTAAGGCTTGTGTTGAGTTTTGCAATCTCGCTTTTAAGATTTTCGACATCTACGCCCTCAAACTTTTTAAGTGCTGTCTGTGCGGTTTCAAGCTGTGATTTGTAATTATCTCTTGCGGTTGTGATTTTTTCAACCTCTGCAACAGTCTTGTAATTTGCAAGCACCGCCTTGTCAAACTCTGCCTTTTTCTCATCGGGAATCGTAATACCGATTTCAGAGAGAAGTGTGTGTATGTTCTTCATAATAAAAATCCTTTCTGCATAGCTTGTATTCCGCTTTGCCTGCGGTAGAAATTCAGCCGTATAAACCAACGGCGGGGTAAAATAAAAGCACCTATGCAATCAAATGCAAGGGTGCTTAATCTGCTTTATTTTTCTTGTCTTCAACCTCAATAACAAAACCTCTGACAATAAGGCTTTTCGCTCGGTCTTTGGTACATTCAAAGACTTCATTGACAGGTCTGTTGATAAGACCGTTCATTTTATCGTTAAACGACACAACTACTTTTACTTTCATTCTGTCACCGCCTTTCTGATTTTGGGTATTAAAAAAGCACTCAATCCGATTGATTAAGTGCTAATCTCTGTATTAAATTCACGCATAACAAAACCGCCCACAAGGAGCGGTTAGTCTTCTTCCAAGTAGTCAAACTCATTTGACATTGAACGCTTTTTCTCTTCTTCTGAAAGTTCATCATTGCCAATAGAGTTTAGTATCTTTTTTATTACCGAATCATCTTCATGGAATATTCTTTTCACTCCAAATCACTCCTGACTTTGTTTTATTAAGAAGTTTACTTATAAACTTGTCATATTCTGCATCGGTATTATTTTTAACCATTTTCTTTTTTAGCCTGTTATATTCAAGTTTAAAAACTTCGTCGTTAAAATTATCACCTTTTGTAATAAATTCTACGTCACCATTATTTTTTACGATTGTTAATGTTTTTAATGACTTTAAATTTTTAAACAAAGAAATATCAACATCAGAAAAGCTGCTATTTCTCGGGTGATTATGCAAAATCATTAAATTATTGCCTTTACCTGACAAACTTGTGCCAAAATCCAAATGGTCATCAGCACCCAACAATGGTGTTTTATCAGTTAAATCTTCACGAAAAGCAAAAGCTACCTCTTTGTTTTGGTTATGTTCTTTTGAAAATCTTAAAAGTTCTTTATGCTGTTTTTGAATTTCGTTACACTGTTCGTCTGTATATCCGTTAATATTAACTTTTGGTACACGATTAATAGCTTTATCAGTTATAGGTGTAATCGACTTTTTACTTTCTTCTTTTAGTATATCACCTTTTGAAGAATTTGCAATATGTTTATTGCTGTTCATACCTCTGATTTTTCCGTCGTCGGCATTCTTGATACCTCTTAACGGCATTTCCGCTTTCTTCGGTTTTGTAATGCCTTTTACGGTATTACTGCCGACTGTCACTCTGTCCCATTGTTGAGAAAGTCCGACGCTTTTTGAGAAGTTCACATACTCATCGGAGGTTTTTACATACCTTGCTCTTGCATTTATGAGAGCCTGCTCATCTGCTCCGCCCTCCTCAAGCAGCTTTATTTTTTGCCGCTGTGCCCGCATTGTGGTTTCAAGCCTGCGTTGCCTTTGGGTTGCCTCATACTTGGTGTAATTTTTACCGTTGTACTCGACAGGCTTGTTTTCCTCTGCGTTCATCTTGTCGAGCTGTTCATCTGTGTATGTGCGTGGGGTTATGCCGGGAGTAAACGGAGAATATGAGTGGTAGCAGTTTGCGCCGCACAACCCTGTTACTGTACCAAGTCCGCACACGCTTTCAAGCTCTTCCTTGCTGTAAACTCTGCCCTGCCACACCTGATGCGTCGGTCTTGCACCGCTGTGCCACGATACCTCAAAGTAATTTGTACCGAGTTTTTCGGCATTCTCCTCGTTGATTTTGCCCACAACCTGATTAAGTCCCGTTGTAACCGCCCGCCTTGCCGCAACCGTAACTCTGTTGCTGTGTCCGCTTGCATAGTCAACCGTACGCAATCCGCTGTTCGTCATTTCGGTTACGGTTTTTTCGAGTACGGTATTATAATCACTCGCACCGCTTGCAATTTCCGTGACGGCTTTATCAAGTGTTTCTTGATAATAGTCTGAAACGGGAGTAAAGCCCAAACTGCCGTCAGGCTGTCGCTTTGCAAAGCCCATTGACTGTGTAATGTTTTTACATTCGTTTTGTGTCTGCTCTTGTACGGCCCTCACAAATTGCTGTAGTGGCTCGTTTTCTGAATATGGTATAAACTCCTTACCTTGTTCAATAAAAGCGCTCTCCGCCTCGTTATATCCGCTTTCCGTTATATTTGTAAAGATGTTTTCAATCTCGCTATTGCTTAAATCAAGTGTACTTTGCACTATGCTTTTGACTTCCGACCGGCTCTTGCCGAGCTTGTAAAGCCTGCTCATTTTGTACGCACTTGACGGTGTTACCTCTTGTGCAAGCACCAGCAACCTTACAATGTCAGACATTATGCTCATTTGCAGGCTGCCAAAAATTTGCTCGAGCGCAATCGGGATTGCCTCTGTAACTTCGGGAGTAAACATCAGTCAAGAACCTCCGAGGACTGCGGCAGGTTCTTTTTTGCTGTCTTTTCGTCCTCTCCGTACCATTTCATACGATACTCATCAGGTCGCATAATTCCAAGACTCAAGTCCTGAATATCCTGTGTGCGTTCGGTCTGTTCATCGGTGAGAATACTGTCCTTAAAGTCACAAACGAATGTGTAACCGCTTGTTGTCAGCGAATTGTAAAAGGCGAGAGCATACACCAAATCGTCAAGACAATATTTAAGCTGCTTTTGAATTGCCGATACCGTGTTGTACTTTCGGTCCTTAGCCGATAATATCTCCGTAGCCGTCTTTGCGACAGTGTCGGGGTCGGATAGGTCGCCATATGCAAGACCGACTGAAAATTCAAGTCTGCGAAGATATGTATTTAGCCCGTCGGTAATATCAGATTGACGAATTGCAGGAGAAAAATCTTTGAACAATTCATTATCTCCGAGGTCAACATCTACAGCTTTGTAAAGTCTTTTGTTGAGTTTTTCCGTACCCTCTTTCTTGAAAGCTGCGGCATCAACATGTATTGCCCTTTCGCCGCTCTCAAACTCCCAATCAAGTCTGCCGAATTGTGTGTCTATTTTACGAATAAGATTTATGTCATTTGCGTAGACAGAAACACCGCAAGATGAGCCGTCAATCGTGTTTTTAATCGGTGTACGAAAATAACCGAAAGCAGGGCGGAGCATTGTAGGGTATGTAACAGCATTCGGCAGGCTTGCCCACTCGTCAACTGCCGCAAGCGGAATTTCTCTTCCAAGTTGCCCCTCACTTGCGGACACATAAGCAGTGTTGGTAATTGTCAATCCCTTTTCGGTATCAAGGCTGTGATATTCAAGCCTTGTGTAGTAGTTGTCGCCGATTTTCTTAAATTCAGGAAAGATGACTTTTACAAGCCTATGCCTTGCGTCAAATTCAATCGGTACAAAGGCATTTGCGGAAATATACTGCACCTTGTCGCCGCCTAACGGTTTAATCACCATTGCGCCTGTTGCAAGTCCCGACTGCAATTCGGAGTTAAGGTCTTCCGTTGCGGTTTCAAAGATTTTCTGCAATTTGTCATTGCTTACGCTTGCGGTCATTTCGTTAAGCGTGATGTTTGCAAACTCTCTTGTAATCGCCTGCTCAAGCCTTAAACTTATAACGCTGTCAGAAAGCCAAAAAGCCTGCCCCGCAAAGCATTTCTGCCACATTTCAATGCTTTGCATCATATCATCCGTAATCGCAAGTTTAACGCCCAAAGCCTGTTTAATATCCTTTAGAGGGAACATTCTCTGCCACACTCCTTTCAAAAAATTTATGAATTGCATTTCACACCGCCCTTATAAATCTTTTCATATCCCGTTCAAATGTGTATTCAAAACCGTCGAGGCTGTCGATGTCGGTTGAACCGTCGTCAAGTCTTTCGTCAACAAGTTTTTTATCATTCCATACAGCCTCACAAAGAGCCGTTTTCAGCGTGTCGCAGCCGTCAGTGTAAAAGAACCTGCCTGCACCCATAAGTCGCAAGGTGCATTGAATACGGTCTTGTACAGGACATTTGCGTGCCGGTCTGACTATCGTATTTGGAAAATGCTCCTCAAATGCTCGTTTAATTCCTCGACCGAGTACAGTTTCGGCATTATCCCAATACACAAAGTCCACAACACCGCATAAATCAAAAACAGACTGCGCAAAATTAATTGCCAGCCTGTCAATGTCGTTTCCGTCGTATTCACCGAAGTGTCGTTCGCTTTTCAGTGCTATTAAATTATTGTAGCCTCTTGTCTTTGCCGTCGCCACAAATGCGTGGCCCGATTTATTGCCGCCAAAGTCAATGCCGATTGTTACTTCTTCAAGTTCCGATTTTAAAAACTGCCTGTACTGTAAATCTGTGTTGATTTTGTCGGTAATTTGACAGTAAAATTTTTTGGGATTATCGGCAAATCGGCGGTAAATAGCACCCTCTGCACGCACCCACTTGCCGAGAATAAGGCGGTCATAAAAAATAGTACCCTCGTACTCATTGCAAAGGTTCTTCACAAACTCCTCGGATAAGAATTTATTATCGAAAATCGTGTATTCCTGCAAATAAATATCTGCGTCACTGTCAATAAACTTTTTCAGCCAATGCGTAGGGTGTTCGGGGTTTAAGCTGCCGTCAAAGCACGAATAAGGCTTGTCAAGTCGGGATTTAAGCATATTGAAAACATCTTCATTCCACTTTGCAACCTCATCGCCATAGATATACTTAGCGGACGCACCCTGAATTTTAGCAACCTGACTGACCTTTTCCGCACCCAAACAGTACACATCTTCACCGCACACTTTTGCAATGTTTCGGCTGTTAATCGTACCGACAACATCAGAGGTGTAACGCTCTCGCATAGGCTGCAGTACATTTCGCTCAATGGTTTCTTTTGACACGCCTATGATAAAGCACAAACCGTCCTTACCGATCCGCTCTCGAATACGCATAGGCACAATATAGGTGACATCAACAAAACTTTTGCCCGAACGCACCGCACCGCTTTTTATGTTCCAGCGATGTGTTGCGTTTGCTATGTATTCCTTTTGCTTACTCGTGTACGACATTGTCTGTGCTCCTTTCTGCGTCATCTTTGATTTCTTTCAAAATGCTGTCGAGCTTGTCAAGTGCGGTCTTGTCGGTTTCTTCTTTCTGCTTATCTCGCCACTTGTCGGGACGGCGGTTCTTAAGCCAAAATATTTGAGCAGTAGTGTTGCCCTCAAGCGCTGAAGATAACAAAGCATTTTCAACCTGATAGTCCACAACCTCTTTGCCCTTTTTTAAGGACTCCGAAATCTCCGAATACTTTTTCTTCCACTCATAAAATGTTGATACTGTAATTCCTATATTCTTAGCTATCTGCTCATCGGTCAGACCGTCCCTTGCCCAGCCCTCAAGCAGTAATAAATTTTCTTTTTTAAGCCATTTTTCATACTTTCCCTTTGCCACCGTCACCACCTCTCTTTATGTAAAATAAGCAAAACCGTCCTCAAGTGAGAGCGGTCTGCCGTTATTTTTGAAAAAAGAGAACTACAAAATGTCTCTTATTGTCAAACTTTTACGATACTATTATATCATGGTCAGTAGTGGCTTTGTAATGGCTTTTAGGTGGCTAATTTAAATATTTTTTCAAATTCTTGCAAAGCTCTGCCGTGAAGTCTAAATACCCAACGCTTATTTAAGTGCATAACATCTGATACACAACTCCAAGTGCGACAATTAAAATAGTATTCTATAAGAACACGGCGATATTTTTCTTCTGAAATTTGAATTATAATCTTATATGTCGACATTATTAATTTATTACACATTGTTTTCTTTTCATTTAACAAGTTTTCAATATCAATTACCTCATCAATAGTTTGATTACTTGAATTAGATTTACTGCTTTGCACACGTTCTGTCAAAGCTGTGTTTTGAAGTGATTCTGCCTGTTGCTTAAGTTCTGCTAAATCTTTTTCTTTTGCAATAATATCCAAATGTAAATCTCTAATATTTTGCAAGTATTCTTTCGCTGTCAAGACATTAATCTCCTTTCAAGTCTTTTAATTTTTTTATTTTTGTAATCGTTAATTTTATCTTCACTTTTGTAAAAAATCATCTTGCATTGTTCAAGCATAATTTCAACATCTGCCATTTCTTCAAAAATGTTTTCAAAAATTTCCGATCTATCGTCAGTGAATTTAGATGTAAGAATTTTACACAAAGCCTGTGACAGTTCGGACAGTTCCTCAACTGTCTTTATTACTTGATTTACTCTACCGTAGCTATCAATAGCCAATTGCATAATTTCTTTTGATGTCATTGTTTTTTATTCTCCTTTCAGCAGTTCCGGATTGTCATAGATGTTGCCGATAACTTCAATATCTCTTGAACAATAGTGTCTGCCCAATCCATCATAGATTAAATTATACACAAATCCAAATTCAGTTCCATCAACATCGTACTGAACGATTCCATAGTCGTCACCATCCGAGCGGTAAAGAAAATCAATGATATCACCTTCAAAGATTTTCGTGCCATTCTTGTCAGTCATTCCTGTGTACTGTCCAATGGTTTTGAGAATAATCGGGTAAGCTGTATTTTCACCATTAGTTTGTATAATGTGATACTGCCCCTATATTATTATCAATAAACCTTCGACCCACGCATCATTATCTACTCTCTTGCCTCTGAATAATATTTCTCTCATAATATCCTCCTTATTTATAGCCGTCCGTAATAGCATTACTGCTGTCTGCATAATCGTCACTAAGTGTACTTTTGTAATTCACATAGTTAAGATGTTTTTGTATGTGCTCGTTATAACGACCGCTTGCTTTTGCTTCATTTAATATGCTTTGAACATTCTCTTCGCTTCTGTTCAAATCCGTTGCAATGCGTGATATCGAATCACCTCTGTATGTATATAAACATATTAAAAATTCTGTATCGGTTGTCAGCGGTCTATTTAACTGCTCTTTTCTGTGTAGCGCCGCCTCGGCTTTGGCTTTACTGACACAAGCTGAACAATATTTTGTTGTTTTTGCTCTTGCGGTAAATTCGTTACCGCATATTTGACATATAGCTGAATACATTTATTTCATCTCCTCCAAATCTTCAAGTCTGCAATACAACAATGCAGAATTAGCGTTTAAATCCTTTATTTCAGCCTGATAATAAAACTTTCCTGTTATGCCTCGTCTGATGATACAGCCTGTCAGAATGTATTCTGCACCATTGTACAACACAGTTCTTTCAAGGTTGCGTTTAACTTCCGAGATATTCACAGCATTTCCACCTCGATGTAAATGCCTGGTACCTCTGCCCAAAACTTTTCGCATATCTCACTTGCGACAAGTGCGTCATCAGACCAAAAGCCGAGAGCGGTCATACAGTCTTTTAGCATTTTTTGCAGATTGTCCGTGTCGGGCTTTGTTATACGATATTCGCCGTCCTGATGTTTACCACGAGGAAAACACCATTTTGTTATCAGTCTGACAGCCGACTCGTACGGTTCTGACGGTTTAAACTTTGCCAAATGTGATGTGAGCTTTTCTCTTGCCTGTTTCACCTCAGGCGGATTATAAAAAACAGGTTTGCCGTTTTTTACCATAACCTTATGTTCCTGTGCAGTTACAGTCGGCGGTATCATCGCCATAAAAAAATCCATTTTAAATGTTTCACTCCTTTAAAGCATTAAAGTTACTTTTGATTTTTGAATTTTGCTTTTAGTCACAGGTCAGGGGAAGGAGTTGTTGTGCGTAAGCTTCGCACAACTACTTCACCCCTGTGACCTTTAGGGAACGGACACCGTTTATATATACGTAGTATATATAGTTTTGTCTGTCCCTCGGACATTCTCGATAATTTATCGACTTTGTCCCTGTTTTTGTCCGAGAGGGACATTTTCGATTTTTTATCGACTTTGTCCGTCTTAGGGACACGGACAGGGACATAAAATTTATCGACTTTGTCTCTCGGACAGACAGACAAATTATTCGACTTTGTCCGTGTCCTTTCGCCCTACTTCGCCGCCGTCTATCCAAAAACCGCCGTGCTCTTTTATGTATCGTCTGACCGTTTTTTCTGACTTTCCCATATATTCTGCTAAGTCAGTTACATTTGCCTGACCGTTTTCTTCAGCACCGCTAAACGCTGTTTCGAGGGCATCGTTTTGTTCCTGCTTGCGTTCCGATTCACTCTTTTTCTTGCTGAAATTCTTTTTGTAGGGCGAGCCTTTGATGTTAAAATCGCCCTCAAAATTGCAGTCTTTCAACACACCTGTTGTATCAGCTCTGTGTATAGGATAATCAAACCACAAATTCAGAGCATCAAATTTTGGAAATTCTCTTAGTGTGCCCTCTATTCGCCACGCTGTGCGGCCCTGTACAGCTTTATTTGACTTAGCTATATCATTAAGCATTAGCATGTATGACTGCTTAGGAAGAGCATTTTCGGCTATATCAAGCATTTTAGAAGCAGTAACTAAATCATCTTGAGAACATAACTCATCAATGTTTTTATTAAATCTGCTTATCCAGTTTTTGCATATCGCACAGGTTGCTTCGTCTTGCTGTTGCTTGATTAGATTATCGCCGATTTCAAGCTGTGCAAGGTCAAGAAGTGCATCAGGGTCACGAGCAAAAACCCCCGAACCCGAAACTCTATCCATTGACTTTTTACCGCCTTGAGGACCTTTTGAGTGGTGATGGCAATAGATTACCGCACATCCGATTTCTGTACATACCTTGTCAAACTGGTTGCAAAAGTGTGCCATTTGGTCAGCACTGTTCTCGTCACCGGTAATTACCTTGTATATTGGGTCTATCACAACCGCTATAAAATTGCCTTTCAAGGCTCTGCGTATAAGCATAGGTGCGAGCTTGTCCATAGGCACGGACTTACCACGCAAGTTCCAAATATCAATTCTGTTGAGATTTTTCGGTTCAAGTCCCAGTGCTTCATATACATCCTTGAATCTGTGAAAACAGGAAGCACGGTCAAGTTCAAGATTTACATACAAGATATTTCCTTGCGTGCATTGAAAGCCAAACCATTTCGTGCCCTCTGCTATCGCTACACACAATTCGATAAGTCCGAAAGATTTGCCGGCCTTTGAAGGACCACCAAGCAACATTTTATGTCCTTGTCGTAAAATACCGTCAATAAGAGGCGGAGCAAGTTCGGGAGGATTTTGAAAAAAATCTGCGAGGTTTTCGAGGTCAGGCAAATCGTCGTTGATACTCTCCACCCAGTCTTTCCACTCGGAAAAATCGGATTTACCGATGTTTGTGTCAATGATAAACTGCTTTTTGCCATTGCGGATAACACCGGGCATACGGCTCAACCTTGACGGATTGCGGTTCTGTTTATCGATTTCAAAGCCGTTTTTACGGCATACATTGTAAAGATAATCAACCCTTTTGCGGTACTCATCATAGTTTGCAGCATCAACCTTAACAATAGCGTGGACTGATTTTCCGCCCGAATAAACAAGCACCGCAACAGGCAGCTCAAGCTCTCTGATGATTGCATTTTGTTCTTCAAGAGCCATACAGTCAGATTCCACAAGAGCGTAACGATAATCGGTTACATTCTCGTTTTTAACACCCTTACCGTCCAACGGATTAAACCTTATCCACGCTCCTGCCTCGGGTTTGTAATCGCCGAATACATTTGAAATATCACCGTCACAATTGTTGAGGGCGGCAATAAGCTCACCTGCCGTACGGTCACAACTGCCCTTTGTAGGCAGATATTTAACCTTGCCGTTATCGTTTTTCTCCCAAGTTTCGGTTACATAGCCGACATTTTCGGAGCTGTCAAAGAGGGTTTCAAGGTAGGTTACAATTTCATTCACAGGATTCCAGTTTGCAGGCTCGTGAAACTTTACACCCTCACAGGCTGTTACTCCGATATTGCCCTGTTCAAAAGCAATTTCATCATCCCAACCAAGCTCTTTCGATTCCCGAAAAGTTATCCCTCTGTCCTTAGCCATTTGGATTATTGTGCCGGCTGTAACCGGTGAGGCAGAGCCGTTAAAGCTCTGCCATTTCTTTTCACACTCACCGTTGTGATATCGGCTGTCTGCTCGGCTCCAATCGTCCCAGTCCTTTACGCTGTATCCCTCTTGTTTGAGTGCCATTCCGACATTTACCCATTCTTGGTAGTCAAGCTCTGATGGATTGATGTATTCAAGTGCATTAAGTAAGTCCAACCGTATTCACCTCGCTTTGCGGTACATATGTTTTCGGGTTAATGTTTTTCGGAGTTCTCCAACCGTTTGCGGCAATCCTTGAAATCAAGGCTGACGCTTCGTCAAACTGCCACTTGCCCACATGCTGAAAACCTCTGCTTTCGAGCATATGGATTTGTTTAGGTGTGGTTAAGCCTTCAATTCTTCGCTTTTCGAGCCTGTCAAGAATAAGTTTTGCTTTGCCGGCACTCTGAATTTCATCAGGGAATATTCCGAGCTTTTCAAGTTTTGCTTTCTGTTTGTCTGTAGGCGGAGAACACTCCCAGCCGAATGCAGGAACATATCCTGCAAGGTCCTGCGCCTGAATCGACATTTCATACTGCAGCGGATCTACAAGTTTGCGTTTGCGTGTTCGCATTTCTGCAAGCTGATTTGCAAGCGCCTCTTCACGCTGAGCAACAACATCTTCACTTGCTTTTTTCTCTGCTTCTTCAATGTCAATCGGACATCCTGCCTGTTCTGATAAGTTTTCGGTCATCTTTTGTGCGACTTCTTCGTTGTCGCAAATGAGATGTGCAGGTCTGCAAAGTTCGTGTCGCTCTGTATGCCATAAAAAGTCGAGCAGCAAAAGCTCCGTCTTGTTTGGAGCAAGTCTTGTACCTCTGCCGACCATTTGGCAGTAAAGCCCACGCACCTTTGTTGGTCTTAACACAACAACGCAGTCAACGCTTGGGCAGTCCCAACCCTCGGTTAAAAGCATTGAATTACACAGCACATTGTATTTATCGTTTTCAAAGTCCTGCAATATTTCTGCTCTGTCCTCGCTGTTACCGTTTACCTCTGCCGCTTTAAAGCCTTTTTCGTTCAAAATATCTCTAAATTTCTGCGATGTTTTTACAAGTGGTAAAAACACAACAGTTTTACGGTTCCTACAGTATTTTTTCATTTCTTCGGCAATCTGATAAAGATACGGATCAAGTGCCGTGTCAATATCACTTGCTTTAAAATCTCCTGTCTGTGTGGCAACTCCCGAAAGGTCAAGTGTAAGCGGTATTGTCACAGCTTTAATCGGTGACAGATACCCCTCTTTGATAGCCTTAGGGAGTGTGTATTCATACGCAAGCGAATCAAATACTGTTCCTAAATTTTTCATATCTCCTCGGTCAGGTGTTGCTGTAACGCCCAACACTTTCGCATTATCAAAATGCTCAAGCACACGCTGATAGCTGTCGCTGATTGAGTGATGTGCTTCATCAATAATGATTGTGTCAAAATAATCACTGTCAAAGTTTGACAGCCTTTTCTCACGCATAAGCGTCTGTACAGAGCCTACAACAACCCTGTTCCACGAACCTATACAACTTTGCTCGGCTTTTTCGACCGACGAATTAAGTCCTGTTGCTTTTTTGATTTTGTCCGCCGCTTGGTCGAGCAATTCTCCACGGTGGGCAAGTATCAGCACCCTGTCACCTCGACGGACACATTCTTCAGTGATTTTTGCAAAAACTATTGTCTTGCCGCAGCCTGTAGGCAAGACAAGCAATGTTTTTAAATTGCCGCTTTCCCATTCAGAGAAAACGGCATTCTTCGCTTCATTCTGGTACGGTCGTAACTGCATTAAAAGCTACCCGGTGTCCAGTTATTCGGCGTCGCAGTATTTGGCATTGCAGGCTGTGTGTTATACTGTGGCGGATATGTAGGCTGTACATACTGCTGAGGTGCAGACTGTGCTACAACAGGCGATACGGTTGTCACTTGCTCATCATAAGCGTAGAAATACTTAATATCGTTTGTTACGCCCTCTGTGCCGTCATTCTTGACATATTTGCGGATGATAACCTGACATTTACCTTTCTTGCCGACAATGCCTGTCCAGTCCATACGGAGCGGTTCGCCGTGTTTTTTCATTGACACGGACAAAAAGAGCTGTGACAGCTTCCATTCAAGCGATGAGTGCAGTACGAAATTAACTGTAATTTCTCTCTTGTCATCTGCTCCCAATACATCAAAAGTCACTTTTGCCATGTTGCAGGGTGGCAGTTTACCTTTACCCTGTGAGCGAGCACGCTCAACCTTTGCTACTGTAAAATCATAATTACCCTCGGGGAGCGGTTCATAATTTCCGCCCTCTTCGGCTATTTCATCATTCCAACCAAATTCTCTATCCATTATTCATCTTCCTTTCTTATTCAAATGGTAAATCTCTGTTGTTGCTTACTACCTGAAAGACTTTATCCCAAGCGCCTACTAAGCAGCCTTGAACAAAGCGTGGGTCATAATTTTTAATCGGTGTTTCATAAGGATAATGTCCTTGTGTAAATACTGCCTGTCTGATTTCGCTTTCGTCAACTCCGTTTGCTCTCATAAGATCGGCAAGAGCTTTTGGAATATCGTCAGGAATATTAGGCTCGTATAACGGTTTAGGCTGTGCAACCGGTTCAGTTACAGGTGGCTCAGGCTGAATTGGTATAGGTGCCGGCACAGTCGAAGCATTCGGTTCAGGTTGAGTAGTTTTAACCGGGGAAGTGTGGTTTGGAACTGTATTATTATTAAAAATATGTGAAATACCTGAATAATCAAACTCCATTTCCTCCGGCAGTCCGTGACGATTTTTAGCGTCCCAACAAGGGTGATGAAGTGTGTACATCACTCTGCCACCACCTTGAGCTTTATATTTTTTTCCGTCTTTATCCGATGCGACCGCGATAGTTTTGTAATTAGCGAAAAGCACCATATCCGCCCATTCTTTTACAAGCGGAGAAATCTGTGAAGCAGTCTTTTTGCCGAGTTTAAGCTCCCAACGGTCATACTCGCCGATTTCGTCAGGCTGTGAAAATTTGCGGAGCTGTGCGTGTGCGGTAAGCACAACATTGATACCTCTGTCAATCAAATCTTCAAGGCTGTTCAGGAATCTGCCGAAATCCTCTTTTTCATAAACATAGCCGTTTCCGTAACCGAAATCTTCAATACCTTTTTTGCCGTACTTTGAGCAAATATCGTCAATGCAAAGCTGTTCTGCCCAGTCAATTGTATCAATAGCAACTGTTTTGCATACAGTCGGATTGCTTTTGATATATTCAAGCTGACTTTTGAGCATAGTCCACGATGTCGGTTTATCCATTCTCGCAACATCAAGGTTTTTTGTACTGCCCTCTGTGTCAATAAACAGAGGGTTCGGAAACTGCGAAGCAAAAGTTGATTTGCCGATACCCTCGGGACCGTAAATTACAACCTTTTGAGCCGACTTGATTTTACCTCTTGTGATGTTCATTATCTTACCCCCTGTACATCTGAAAAGTTGATTTTATTGCCGTCAACATCAATGACAACATAGTCGATTGCATAGTTGAGCAGTTCGTTTGTAAGGTCCTGTATTGACTTGCCTGTCATACCTGCAATCAAAACAATTCTTGAATAATTTTCGGGCATAATCTTGACTTTGGTATAACCGCAGGCAAGCTCTCTGTGCGGATTACATTTGATTACACATTCATTTGTATTTGTTTTTGCTGTTGTAGTTCTTGTAGCCATAATTAAAACTCTCCTTCTGTCCAAGTTGGTGTTGCTGCAGGTGCGGTTGTTTCGGACTTAATATAGCCGTCCTCAATGATAATTGAGCATTCATCGCCGTTTGAAACTCTTGTTGCAATAGCCTGCAAGCCCTCTGATTCAAGCCATTTTGCAAAGTCTTTGAGTGTGTCGGTATCCATTTGTTCGAGCTTGTCAAGCAGGACAAATCCGCATTCAGGATTGAGCTTGCGAACAATTGCCGTAGCGACACGAAGCTGTTCCGAACCGCTCATGTTGTCCCACTTAAACCCGTTGTATGTAAGCTCGCCCTTTTCAACTGATAAGCCGTCAAGGGGCAAATTCGCATTGTTGAGCAAATCGTATTTTGTTTTGCGGATTTCTTCAAGCTGTGCCGTCATATCAGCATACTTGCGGTAATATTCCTTTGCGTCCTCATCAGCTTTCGCTTTATCAAGGTTTGCTCTGACTTTGCGGTTAATTTCGTCAATCTCGGTAATGTTTCTTTCAAGCTCTGCCGTGCTTTCATCGTGCAGTTCGGCAACGGTCTTTCTGCTCTGTTCAAGCTGTGCAAGCACTTTTGTAAGCTCGGAATTATATTTTCTCAAATCCTCGTTAAGCCTGTTGATTTCACTCTGTAAGTTGTTGGCACGGTTTTCAAGGTTATCTTTTTCTGCTCTCAGACGGTTATTTTCACCGTTGCGTGCAAGAATTTCCTGCTGTTTGTTGATAAGTTCCGAGGCTGACACAGGTTCATTCGGCACGCCCTCAAACTCGGGCATTTCGGCGGCAAACTTTTTCTTTTGGTCTGCAATCTGACCGATAGCACGGCGCTCGTTATATACTTGTGTTTCTTGCGTTTCAAGCTCGTAAACTCTGTTGCCTACACCGATAATCTGCAGGAGCGTGTCAGCTTTTTCCTTGCCTGTTGCATTCATAAATTTTGGCAGGTCAAGAGCAAAGTTGCTGACAAATGCGTCAAGCAAAGCCTGCCCGCCTTTGTTGCCTAAGGTATCAATTACTTTAAGGCTGCTGTTCTTACCGCTGCGCTCCACAACAATACCGTTTGAGAGCTTGATTTTTAGATGTGGCGGAATTGTTGAACCCTCGCGGTACGGAGCAGACGGAGCGAAACGATTACCGCCGAGAGCCCACGCAATTGCGTCCAACACGGAAGTCTTACCCTGTCCGTTTTTACCGCCCAACACGGTAAGTCCGTTTTCGGTCGGCTCGTAAGCGACTGCCTTTACTCTTTTTACATTTTCGATTTCAAAAGCTGATATTTTGACTGACATTCTTTTTTCTCCTTTATATCTTGATTTTTATTGCGGTAAAGGATATAATAATACTGATAAATTTTATATCATTTACCTTGAACCGTTGAAAGCATTGCCGTGCTTTCAGCGGTTTTCTTCTTTTGCGATTTCCTCAATAATTGAGAAAATGCGGTCCTTTTCAGCCTGTGGCAATTCGTGACGGAGTTTGCGGCTGAAATGGCTGTCGGTAATGCCCAATTTGTCTGCAATCTCCCACAGCATAACTGCGTTATTCTGTGCCGCTGCTCTGATGTCTAAATTAGCTCGCATAATTACACCTCCTCCCCGAAAACATCATACGCATACATACTGTTAATGCGTTGTCTAAGCCTTGCGTTTTCGCTTTTGTAACCGTTGATTGCGTCATTCTTAATGCTAATGTCAAGCCTTGCGTTCTCAAGCTCAATCTGCAAGTGCCTTACAAGGCTGTGCAGGTGAATGTTTTCGTCCTTGAGCTTGCGTTTGGTTCTAATGTTCTTAAGCATTTTAATCTCCTCCTTATTAGCTCAAAATACTTGCAAGGACTGCCTTGCTGATTCCACCGAGCTTCTTGTTATAGTCTTTTTGAAAGTGTCGCTTAACAGTAACGCAACTTTTTCCGAGATACTTTGCGATGTCCCGATACTGCAAAACTTCCTTATCCGGAAACGCAACGTCTAACCTGTCGAGGTTGTCTCGAAATAACGACTTTTCTCTTGCCATGTCATTCCCTCCTGCTCTCCTCTGTAATTTTGTCTGATACGATTTCAACCTTTTCCACATTGGCAACGCTGAGTGCCAGCTTGAGCAGTACAACCTCGCCGACCGAGCGTGTTATCTGATAGCTTGTAACATACGGGATTTCAGTACCGTCAATCTCAAGCAGAAATTTATCCTTGGTGTCAATGAGTTTTAAACTTGCCATTTTGTTTCTTCCTTAAATAAATTTAATTCTACGATTATTGCAACCTCCAGACAATGTGATATAATTTCAATATACGATAATGAGAGGAGGTGTAATGAATGGAAGATATATTTCAGTGGTTAACTCTTGTGCTGTCGCTATTGTCAACAGTAAGCACCTTAATTTTAACTTGGCTGTTGTTTAAGAAGGAACATAACAAAACTTACCTCAAAGAACGATACGAAAAAGTTATATTCCCAATATTTGACATACTCGAAAATCATCTTTATAAAAAAGAGATAACTCCTGATGTCAAACAAGCAATTGACAAGTGCAAACATATTATTAACGATAATAAATTAATTGTGGGTGGAAAACTTAACTATGTTTTTTCTCTTCCGTTAAATAAAATTAATTTTCAAAGCATTTCAAAATTAGTGGATAAAGAATATGACGAGTGCTGCTCTTCCTTGGGTATACCTTTAAGACCATTAGATAAAAAGATGTACACATATCGAACAAGAAATCTACGAGTTTTAATATTAGGAATTATAAAATACTCATTACCACTCATCGCAGTTATTCTGTTAACGACTATTCTGATTTTGCTTTCAAAAATATTTCTTTCTTAATGAATAACTCCTGCTTTAATTAGCATTGCTATAATCAGCAGAAGTAAAATGTTTGCGTTAAGAACAAATACTACAAATAGCAGGATTTTTTCCACTCTTTCATCTCCTCATAAATGGATTGGTTATCACACTGTTTTCTGCTGTACGGCAAAGTCCTGCTTATGATGCAGGGATATTCATTGCTTTGTTTAACCTTATATGATAATATTAAATAAAAAGGGGCGATACTATGCTTGACAGGAAATGCAGGAAAATCGTAAAATGCTATGCAAAATACTATCCAAAACACGACATTATACAAACAGAAGATTTACAGAAACACATAGATATGAGTAGAGCTGAAATATTCTACTGTTGTAAAAGATTAAACGAATTAGGTTATTTTGAATTATTCCAAACATCTTTTGAGAGTACAGTTCACTTTATCCCCGGCTATAAGATTTTTAATTACAAAGAATATACCAGAACACAGCTAAAAGAATTTTTATTTAGGTCTATATTAGTACCAATTATGGTGTCAGTAATAGCCAGCATACTAGTAACGCTGATAACACTGATGATATCAGGGACACAACAATAGATGTAAAAGTTGGGTGCTCCATCAACCATTCAAGGATAAACATCTTCTCGCCTCCTTACGCTGTTTTCTGCTGTCTAAAAGCCCTTAATGTGAAAAAACATTGACAAAATACAAATATTTTTGTATTATTGTTATAAAATGTATTTTTCATAGAAAGGAACAGCACTATGGATAGCTTAAACTTCAATACTAATGTAAATAATGACATAACACCTGACATTTCACAGATGTTACAAGCTCTCGAACTATTTTCAAAGAAGATGTCAACCGATATACAAAAAAACATTGCTCCGATTATCGACAAATTTTCTAAACAAGTTTTTGACAATCTTAGTCTTTCACTTGAAAAATCACTTGTAAAGCCTCTTAATGAAATAAAAACGCAGATTGTTATTCCGGTTGATGCACTTGAAAACATGAAGAAAGCAATAGATTATTATGTTAAAAGTCTTAATATTCCACAAGGTGAAAAAGAAATTGAAGTAGAGTTTAGCGATGAGCAACTGAAAACTTTGGAAGCTGTACATATCCCTGTTGACGATTACGCTAAAACCTCAATCTCTGATAAAAACAAAAAAACAATGTCAATAAAAGTATTATCTACTGTGATTTTATTGATTATCACCATATTAAAAACCTTTTCTGACTGTATTTCATTAAATACAGCCCTTGTAGAAAATAACACCGCAATTATCAATAACGATACTGCTCATACCGAGTACCAAACTGCTATTGTTAACAATGATACTGCTAAACTTCAAAGTCAATCACAAGATGACCAAGTTGAACAATTAAGCAAAATTGTAGTTAATCTTATTGATACATACAACCAAGCTACTGCTGACGAAATCACTTCAAATTAGCACCCGAAATTACAGAACAAAGAAGCTTTGTAAGATTTTGAATTTCGGCTTTAAGTACTTTTATCTCTTTATTCTGCCATACAAAAGCAAGACCTACCAAAATACAACCAATCGCTCTTGCGACTACTTCGATTAAATATCCGATATCCGCTGCACCCATCTTCTCACCTCCTCGGTTAAACTATAAAGCTGAATAGAAATGCACTCTATTCAGCTTTTTGTTGGGTTAAATGTTTAGAAAACTAAACTTTCGGCGTAAAAAAATAAGTTGAAATATCCTCTTTCTTTAATCCAAGAATATCAACTGATTTGATAATCTCTGTTTGCGAAAAATCACTTGCATTGTTGATTTTCGCCGACAAAGTATTGCTTGAGCAGCCTAAACTCTTAGCGAAGTTGAAACAAGTTCCACACTTCTCCTTAATTCTGCCTTTGAGCTTGCTGTAGTCAAAAGATGGATTGTTCATTTGTAGTCACCTCCTGTTTAGTTTTTCTAAACTAAGTATAACCCATTAAAAATCATTTGTCAATACAAGATTTCAATTTTTCTAAACAATTTAAAAAAATATCTTGATTTTTTCTAAACTTTATTATATAATGCAAGTAAAGACGAGGTGAAACTTATGGCTGAATTTTATAAACAGTTATTAAAAGCTATGAAATTAAAAGGCATAACTCAAACTGAATTATGCAAAAGAACACAAATACCTAAATCCGCTATGAGCCAATATATGTCAGGAAAGTTCAAACCTAAGCAAACTCGCACATATTTAATAGCTAAGGCTTTAAATGTAAGTGAGGCTTGGCTTATGGGATTTGATGATGTTTCAATGGAAAGAGAAACGGCTTCTAATTCTGAAGAAATTAGCAATATAGTAAAACGCTTAAAAGAAAGTATCTTAAACTCAGGTTATTCATATGCTGAGTTGGAAAAATTAACAGGCATTTCGAGATCATCTCTACAAAGGTATGCGAATGGCGTTACAGCTAAAATACCAATAGATGCAATCCAAACAATAGCTCAAGCTGTTGGTGTTGAGGCTGAGTATATAATGGGCTGGACAGATTCAGACCTTACCCACATCAAAAATATAGAGCCAATACCTACAATGGTTAAAGTTCCTTTATTAGGCACAATAGCCTGTGGTGAGCCTATTCTTGCAGAAGAAAATATAGAGGACTACATAAATATGCCCGAAAAAGCAAAAGGCACCTTTGCTTTACGGTGCAAAGGCGACAGTATGATAAATGCACGCATTTTTGACGGCGACATAGTGTTCATACGAGAACAGCCGGAGGTAGAAAACGGAGAAATCGCAGCGGTGCTCATTGACGATGAGGCAACCCTCAAGCGAGTTTATAAAACCGAAAACAGCATAGAACTTCGCCCTGAAAATCCAACATTTAAACCTCTCTATTACCAAAAAGAAGAAATGAACAAAGTCCGTATCCTCGGCAAAGCCGTAGGATTTTACAGTAACATTTATTAGAATAAAAAATCCGCCCTAAAATAGGAAATCAATTTCCCATTTTGGGGTGATAAAGCGAAAATGTTTACTCGAGTAAACAAAATAAGTCAGCGAAAATGTCCACTCGAATGGACAAAACAAATTCTGAAAATGTGCAATCGATTGCACAAATTGGAATGATAAAGCGAAAATGTCCAATCGATTGGACAAATTGGAATGACAAAAACGAAAATGTAAACTCGAGTTTACATTTTGCAGTAATGTTGAGGTGGAGGGTGTTGGAGGGTTTGAGAGGTTTTATAACCTTTCGTATAAGAAAAATAAAATATTATATATATAAAGGGTTATTTAAAAATGCCCCAAACCCTCCACTACCCTCCGTACATAAGCAATAAAAAATCCGCCCTACCCTGCGCCAACAGAATAGAGCGGTGTACGACGCAAAGGCCATACAAGACTGTGGAAAGTCTTTAATTATTATAAGATAAATTAGCCTTTGTGTCAATAAAAAATGAATACAGAGGTGTTTTTTATGAAATGCAAGAGATGCAAAAAGACTTTGCAGTCTGATTTTAAATTCTGCCCTTGGTGCGGTTCTAAATCTGCAAATCAAAAATACTACCGCAGACCTGACGGGCTTTATGAAAAATCAATCGTCTACGACGGCAAAAGACACATATTTAGAGCAAGAACCGAAAAAGAACTTGAAAAGAAAATTTTTGCTTATAATCCCGAAAGTGAGCAAGCTAAGTCAGGTATGCCGTTCTCTGCTGTTGCAGAAGAATGGGAAGCCCAGGCGTTTGAAGCTCTTGCCCAAGGTTCTGTCAAGGCATACAAGCCACGAGCAGCACGGGCCGTTGACTATTTTGGCAATGAGCTTATAACAAACATCGGACTTCGTGAAATCAACCGCTATATAGCAAAGTTTCCTAAATCTTGGGCATATAAAACCGTTAAAGCATACGCATCCGTACTTAGCCTTATTTTCACCTATGCCGCACAAAATGAATATATAACAAACAATCCTTGCCAATACATACAAATAAGCAAGAATCTTAAAAGAACGCACCGCAGAGCCCCAACATACGAGGAAATCGAGATTATCAAAAATTCAATCTCTGCCCCGGGAGGATTGCTTGCGTTTTTCTTTCTCAATACAGGTGTCAGACGAGGCGAGGCATTGGCTCTTAAATGGAGCGACATAGACTTTGAAAACCATATAATACATATCACAAAATCATTGTATCATGTAAACAATGCACCACACATAAAAGAGCCTAAGACAGAGGCAGGCAAGCGTGATGTACTGCTTACAAAAGGTCTTGAAACAGAGTTACTTAAAATCAAGGGCGAGAAAAATGAAATTGTCTTTAATTGTGACGGCGAATATTACACACAGTCCCGCTTTGATAAACTTTGGAAAGACTATCAGACTGCCACAGGCCTTGCCGAGCTTACTCCCCACATTGCCAGACACGGCTTTGCTACAATCTGTTTTGAGGCTAATCTGAACATAAAGGATGTTCAGGAAATTTTAGGTCACGCTCAATATTCAACTACATCAGACATCTACACTCACCTTACACAAAAGCACAAAACAGAGGCACTTAATAAGCTGAATACATACTTTGAAAACAACTACTAAAAGCAACAGAATTTCAACGCATTGCACAGATTTTACACAGTAAGCCGTTTTATGGCTTAAATACTGCATTTGTTAAGAGTTCAAATCTCACCAGCCTATAGCAAATACAAAAAAATATTAATTTGAGTATTTAGTTGAAAGCTGTCGCAAAATCGGTGAATTCAAAACTTCCAATGCAAAGCTGTTTCTGTCTGATGTATTTTATGTGATAAAGATTTTGGCTAGGAAAAATATGTAAGTAAAAATACACTTTCTAAATTTGTATGGACAGTACAAAAAAACTACCTAAAGTAGATAATTGAATTTTAAGCAACAAACTGATTTCGTTTTTTTAAGCGGAGTCAGTTTTGTCTTTAATTGAATACAATATCTGTCTCTATTCTTATGATGAAATGGTATGTACCAAAACACTTTACAACTATGCGGATTTAGGATTACTGCCAATCGAAAACATAGATTTACCGGAAAAGCTGAAAAGGAATATCAAATCCTCAAGCACTCGAAAAAGCAGAAAAAAACTTGGCAAAAGCATTGAAGAACGCCCTGAAACAGTAAATTTAGGGGAAGAATTCGGTCACTGGGAAATAGACAGTGTGCTTGGTAAAAAGAAAGATACAGAACCGGCTATAATGACAATAGTCGAAAGACAAACACGAATGTCATTGTGGATAAAGGTAAAGAATCACAGGCGACAATGGTTCTGAGTTTTCCAATCTATCTAAAATAGAGAATAACGGAACATCTGTGTACTTTACCCATCCATACACATCATGTGAAAAAGGAACTAATGAATGTCATAATAAAATGTTAAGACGATTTATTACTAAAGGAAAGAGCATGAGTGATTATAAGACGGAAGACATACTGTTCTTTTCAGATGTAATCAATGGACTGCCAAGAAAAATTCTTAACTATCACACGCCTGAGGAGCTGTTTGATAATCAATTGGACAGAATATATGCTACTTAAATGTTTGTGATAACATTTCTTATTGCGATAACTCACAAATTTCTGCTTCAGCGGATATGATATTTTTTATTGTTTCAACTTGCTATTGCAATTTGCGAATTTTCTAATTTCAATATTATGTTATAATACAAAATTAAAATCCGCTTTATTTAATAACTTAATTCTTTTATTTCTTATGATCGTCACTGAATTAATGGTATTTTATTTTTCTTCAATCATTTTCAGGATAGATTTATTTGAAAGCTATAATGATGATTTTTTATTAATTATTCAAGCTACAATTTGTAAATTGCTTTATTTCTTATCAATACATTTAATTATAAAAATATCACAAAAAGAAAGCATGGAAACGAATTCTAAATTTGCTCTTATTCTTTGCATTCTGCCAATCGCTTCTATTATTTTAATGCACACTACTGTATATCTTTGTATTATCTATTCAGTAAATGATAATTTTAAATTATCTTTAGTTATAGGAAACTTACTTCTATTGTTTTCAAATATTATTGTTTTCTATATAAACGAACTAACAATAAAAGTTAATCATAAATACACACAAATACTTTTAGATAAGCAGCAAGAAAAGGATACGATAGATTACTATAAGCTGTTAAGCGAACAGAATGAAAATTCAAAAGTGTTGATTCACGACATAACTAAGCACTTAAATACAATTAAACAATTATCAGAAGATAAGGATTCAAATATAGCTCAATATATTTCTGAAATTGTTAATGATTTTAGTATTATGAATCCAATTGACTACTGTAATAACCCTACAGTCAATTTAATTACTCATAGGTATTATGAGATATGCAAGAAAAATAACATCAACTTTACAATCAGTATAAAAAACGCAAATATTGATTTTATTAAAGAACATGATATAACTGCCTTACTTGACAACCTTTTAGAAAATGCAGTTGAAGCAGCGTTAATGACAAATGAAAAATTTATTGATTTTTCTATTAGTACAAGGAACTCAAATTTTGTAATCATTAAAATTTCAAATTCTTGCAATAAAAAGCCTAAATACATTGATGGAACTCTCGTATCTTCTAAAAGCACATCCGGTATGCACGGAATCGGAACCAGAAGCATTAAACGAGTAGTTGAAAAATACAATGGAAATTTAGAAATGAAATTTGATAGCAATACAAATACATTCACTTCTACTATTGGAATAAACTCTAATACACAAAATTACGAACGAATATAATCTCTTATTTTTCTTCCATATATATTTTCGTTATTTACTTATTTGAAACAATAAACTGCTCTTACCGCCCTGTTCACGGTAGCGCTGTTCGGTTTCAATTAACCCAGCTTTTTTCAAATCTTTAATAGCTCTGCGGACGGTAGCAGGCGACAGCTTTATGTCGCCTGCTATTTTGTTTACTGAGGGCCAGCATTCGCCGTTTTTGTTTGCTCGGTCGTAGAGGTAGGTATAGACTGCTACAGCTCTGTGAGGCAAGTCCATTTGATATAGAAAAGTTAAT